TAAAAGCAGATACGCCTATGCCTTTCGGCATTAGATCAAAGGCGTTTTTGTGCATGGCCAATTTATTTGATACTGCAAATTACCCAGGACGTGAACCATTTTCACTCGTCATTGGCGACCGCTGGACTTGGAAAAAAGACGATTTTTCAGATTACCCATCATCGGCATATACCCTTAAATACTCGTTTCGATTAGATGGTGCCGGGGCAACCGAAATTCAGATTACGGCCAGCGCCAATGGCACGGCTTTTAAAATCGAAGTGGGCGCAAGCACAACGGCAAACTACACCGCCGGCAATTATCAATGGCAATCCTATCTAACGCGCAACAGCGATAGCGAGCGCATCACCATTGACAGTGGTTACATTGAAGTCAGGCCCAACCGGGACCTGGCAACAACCGACCCGCGAAGCCATTACAAAATTGTATTAGACGCCGTGGAAGCCGTGCTAGAAAAACGCGCCACAAAGGACCAGGAAGCCTATTCCATTAATGGTCGCAGCCTTACTCGCACATCTATAGAAGAATTAATGAAATTGCGCGATACCTACCGTGGTAAATATGTCGCCGAAATTAACCGGCACCGCGCCAAGAAAGGTTTGGGCCATCATGGTCGCCTACTAACGAGGTTCTTATAAAATGGGCTGGTTTAGTAAAGCCGACGAAGCGCCAAAAAAGCGCAAGCAAAAGATGAATAAGCGACGTTATGACGCTGGAATTATTGACCGTCTAACGGGCGATTTCAAAGGGTCCACATTATCTGCCAATGGTGAGTTGATAAACACTTTGCCATTGATGCGCGGACGGTCCCGTAATTTGTGCATGAACAATGATTATGCCAGGAAGTTTTTAGCCATGACGTCGGCCAATGTCGTCGGCACCCATGGCATTAAAATGCAAGCACGCTCCAGGCGTGAAGATGGCACTTTAGACCGCCAGGATAATATTGCAATCGAAGCCGCATTTTCAGCCTGGTCGAATATTGAAAACTGTACAGTGACCGGGCGACAGACTTGGATTGACGTTCAAAATATGGCCATTAAAGCAATCGCCCGTGATGGTGAAGTTTTAATAATCATGGTCCGGGGATTTAAAAACGACTTTGGTTTTGCGCTCCAGGTGATCGAAGCGGACCAGCTAGACGAAACGCTAAACAAAAATTTAAGCAACGGCCACCGCATTGTCATGGGCGTCGAGTTAAATGAATGGGGCGCAGCCGTTGCGTACCATATCAGCACTAGCCACCCTGGCGATAATATCACCATATTTAACAACCGCCATTACAAGCGCGTGCCAGCGGCCGACGTGTTGCATTTATACATGGCCGAGCGCCCAGGGCAAGCCAGGGGCGTCCCCTGGATGCACACCGCCATTAATAGATTGAACCAGGTGGGCGCGTATGAGGAAGCCGAACTAATCGCGGCGCGTATTTCTAGCAGCAAAATGGGCTTTTATACCAGCCCGGACGGCGATCAATATGTGGGTGATGAGGACGACGACGGCAATTTGTTGATGGATATGGAGCCAGGAGCCATGGAGCAATTGCCCCAGGGCGTCGACTTCAAAGCCTTTGACCCACAGCATCCAACGAGCGCCTACCAGGCGTTTATTAAAACCGCTTTGCGTGGTGCAGCCAGTGGCCTAAACGTCGCCTATAACACCCTGGCAAACGACCTAGAGGGCGTTAACTTTTCGTCAATACGGTCCGGCGTCCTGGAAGAAAGGGAACAATGGCGCACCATTCAAAATTGGTTATCAAACCAGCTATGTCGCCCGGTCTATCGTGCCTGGTTGGTCCAGGCTTTAACAACCCAAGCCCTTGCACTGCCCCAGCGGAAATATGAAAAGTTCACAAAAGTTGAATTCCAGCCGCGCGGTTGGGCCTGGGTTGACCCACTCAAAGATCAGCAAGCCAGCAAGCTAGGCATTGAAATGGGAATCATGTCCAGGACCGAAGTGGCAGCCGCCGCCGGCCGAGATTTTGAAGATACCCTGGCGCAGCTACAAGCCGAAAACGAATTACTAAAACAGTACGGTATTGCCGTCGAACAAGTCGAACCGCAAGAGGTTAATAATGACCAACAAGACGATTAAAACAGGCTCTTTGCATAGGTCTTTTGATCTATCCAGGGACGCAATTAATGAGGAAGCCAGGACAGTTGAATTGGCGTTCTCAAGCGAGGCACCAGTACAAAGGTGGTTCGGTGACGAAATCCTGGACCATGACGCCAAATCCATTCGCCTTGGCAGGTTGAATGACGGCGGCCCGGTCCTGGTAGATCACGATGGCACAGATCATGTGGGCGTCGTTGAGTCGGTGGTAATTTCTGGCGACCGGGTGGGCCGGGCACAGGTTCGTTTTGGGAAAAGCGACCGGGCAGAAGAAATTTGGCAAGACGTAAAAGACGGCATCCGAAAGTCTGTTTCCGTGGGTTATCGAATCCACAAAATGGCTTTGGAATCTGAAAAAGACGGCATGGAATCCTACCGGGCAACCGATTGGGAGCCATACGAAATAAGCATGGTGAGCATTCCAGCAGACGCCGGGGTCGGCATTGGCCGGGGCGGTGATGGTGAGCATCAAACCGAAGTAACTAACATTCAAATTAAACAAGTTGAGGAATCCAAAATGGATACAAAAGCACCAGAAGTCGCACCAGTTGTCGACAATACATTTGCAATTGAGGACGTAAGAAAAGCCGAATTGGGCCGCATCACTGACATTGAAGCAATCGGAAACCAGCACGGTTTTTCAACCGACGCACGCGCAGCAATCACTAGCGGACAGTCTGCTAATGAGTTTCGCAGCCATGTGTTAAATAACATTAGCAAGCCAGCCCCGGTCGTATCGACTGACATTGGTTTGACTGAAAAAGAAGTTCGCAATTTCTCCTTTATGCGCGCCATTCACGCTTTAGCTAACCCAAGTGATCGTCGCGCACAAGATGCGGCAGCGTTTGAATTTGAAGCGTCACGCGCAGCGGCAGACCAAATGGGCAGAACAGCTCAAGGTTTGTTTGTGCCAACCGAAGTGTTAAAGCGTGATCTAAACGTGGGCACGGCGACAGCCGGCGGTAATACCGTCGCAACCGACCTTCTAGCCAATTCGTTTATTGATAGCCTAGAAAACGCCATGGTTGTCGCTGGGCTAGGCGCAACAATGTTGCGCGACCTCAATGGTAACGTCGCCATCCCGCGTCAAACCAGCGGAGCAACAGCTTACTGGGTTGCGGAATCGGCCGCTGTTACTGAAAGCCAGGCAGCCTTTGATCAAGTTCAAATGTCACCCAAAACTGTTGGCAGCTATAGTGATATTTCTCGAAAGCTATTGCTCCAAAGTTCAATTGATATTGAAGGTTTTGTTCGCAACGACCTTGCAATGCGCTTGGCAATGGCGATTGATTTGGCGGCGATTGCTGGCACTGGTTCAAGCAACCAGCCCACTGGCATTTTGGCCACCACCGGCATTGGCGCGAAAACCTTTGCAGCGATTGGCAATCCAACATTCGGTGAAATGGTCGATGTTGAATCTCAAGTATCTGTTGATAACGCTTTGTTTGGTTCTTTGGCTTATGTCTCAACAGCCGCCATGGCGGGTGCAATGAAGCAGAAAGCCAAAGATTCTGGCAGCGGCCAATTCGTTATGGCTAACAACCAGGTGAATGGTTACAACATGGCTGTCACTAATCAAATGACGGCTAATACGGTTGTCTTTGGTAACTTTGCAGACTTGATTATTGGTATGTGGGGCGGCTTGGACATTAACGTCGATACCTCTACTGGGTCGTCGTCAGGTACGGTTCGCGTGGTTTGTTTGCAAGATGTTGATATTGCAGTTCGCCATGCTCAATCGTTCGCCAAAGGTTCGGGTGGTTCGTAAACCCTAGACCCTGGGGCGGGGTAACACCCGCCCATTTTTAACCAGGTAAAAATTAACCAGGTGAATAAGATGAAAGTAAAGATTTTAAACAGTACAGCCGCAAGCGGCAAAGATTTGTTAGCTGGTTCAGTCGCAGAAGTCAGCGACCAGGACGGGCAAACCTTAATTCGTATGGGCAAGGCCGAGGCATACACAGCCACCGAAGCACCAGCGAAAGCAAAGAAAAAGGCATAACCCATGGCTTTTGTCGAAGATTTCGATTCGTTTTTTGACACCGAAGATTTCGCAGTAGATGCGACGTTTGGCAGTACGACGATCAATGGAATCTTTGACGAAAGTTTTATGGAAGTGCAGGGCGTTGAGGGGTTCCATCCGGTGTTTACTTGCGCCCAGGCCGATGTTTCAAGCATTGCCCATGGTGACGCATTAACAATCGGCGGCGTGGTTTATCACGTTCAAGGGGTCCAACGGGACGGCACCGGGATTGTAAATTTAATCCTTGAGGACCAAACCTAATGCCACACGCACGCCAGCAAATACGTGCCCAGTTGGTGACGACCTTAACCGGCCTAACCACAACCGGCAGCCGGGTTTATGATCGACCCATTTTTGCGTATGACGTGTTGCCAGCGTTAACCATTTACGCGGACCGCGACACTGTAAATGAAGATTTAAGCAGCAAGACAAAAAATTGGCATAACTTGCAGTTAAGAGTGGAAGCCAGGGCAAAATCTAAGGACGGCGTAGAAGATGTTATTGACACAATATGCGCCGAGATTGAAACCGCCATTTTTGCAGATACCACATTAAATTCCAAAGTCGTGGAAGTGGATTTGGAAGATACACAAATTGAATACAGCGCCGACCAGGAGAAACCAA